GTCTGATTCCCTGCTCATAAATTCCTCCTATGATGTCGCTATAAGCCCAAAGTTTTCTAAAGCTGCCAAGATTGCGTTTATCGCTGTCCGGGCTTCCGCATCCTGAGTACCGCCGCCGGACGGGTCGGCTATATGCGCCTGCCGTACAATTGCACTAGCTCCCAAAAAGCCAATCATCGGGGCAGAGCCGTCGGCCTCAATTCTGATGCCTTCCCTTTCGGCGGTGTCGTAAACGGTCCAGGTTGACCGGGCCTTCCGGGTGGCGTGGGTTGCGGTTGCCCATAGCCAAGAGAGCCGCCCGGCTGACTGTTTTTCGGTGGTAGAGGATTCGAGCAACCCCTCAAGGCCGACTCCCAGGCCCTCCGCCGGTGTCCCCGTGGTGATATGGGAAAGTTGCAAAGTGTTTTTGATGCTATTGGTCAGGGCGGTAGTTGACTGCAGAACCGTTTGACTATCTCCAAAACCTGCCACAAGAATACCGTTGTCAACCAGAGACTCAAGCAATACCTGAAGTTCCCCTTTGGTGTTATTTGCCCCCAGATGAAAAGCGCTACGGCCCTCAAACCTGAGATTCATCTGGGCCGCCGCCGACGGTAAAAATCCGAAGTCAACCAAATCTAAGGATTCATTCCTGAATATCGCCCCGGCTGCCCCTTGCCGATTTTGGAGCTTCAGTTGGACTGCGCCAAACTGGTCTCCGATTTCTCGGATTGTCACCGACTTCGAGCCGAGAATTGTGCTGTCATCGGTCGTAAATGTTATTGGTGACGTTGTTTGAATGGTTTGGCCTACCGTAAATACGTTGGCGACCTCCAGCCCGGCTATCGTTGCATCAGCGTTCGGCGGCGTGAGTACCCGCGTCGTGCCCGTCGTAAACCCATCCACCTCAAATCTGAGCAATTTGGTATTATCGGCTGACCCCATCACAATCGTTTGAGTATCGACTACCGGTAAATTTAAGGATGGCGGATAATAAGGCATTAGGTTAACTCATCAATTCTGGCATTTCCATTAGCACTTGTCCATATGCCATCAATATTTCCCGTATATCCAAATGGAACCTCATAATAAGAATTAGTGTCCATTTGAACAGTATAACTCGAACTACTCGCAGTTGTTCCTAATTTTACATAAAGAATTTGTGTGCTATCGTTGTAAATTGTTGCTCCTAATCTATTAGCGTTACTAGCTAACAAAGTAACATTAGTAGCACTAGAAACAACGCTAGAAGTCGTTGAAACAGATGGTTTTGAGAAATCAACAGTGATGCTATTTCCCCCATCTTGAATATTAACTGCGCTAGCACCATTTCCGTTATTTATTGTTACATCGCCGATATCTACTCCGCTATTGGCTCCTAATATCCATGTTCCTGATTGAGCTACACTCACAATCCCGGAAATAGTTACTGTTAATGTACTTGATAAAAGTGTTCTAATTCTTTTAAGAATTGCAATAACTGAACCATTTCCTGCTGCTTCACTATCATCCGTTGCACCTATTGAAACAGAGTGACCATCAACTTGAGAAGCTAAGGCATTAGTTGTTGCAAGAGAACTATTAGAAATATCAACTAATAAACCGTTAGTAGCATCTCCTGGAATTGCCTCATTATTACCACTTGTACCATTTACCAATTTAACATATTGATAATGAGCAGATGCTATTTCATCTGTAGCAACAGTTGTTAAATTAGGAGGAGTGCTATTAGCACCTTCGGTAAAAACAACATTATCAGCCATTAGAGTAAACTTTGATTCCCTATCGGACTACGTTTGTACTTATTGACCATACTTTGTACTTCATTAGGTAACTGAGGTGGCATAATCACAACTCCGGTAGACGTTGCAATAGGTTGATCTATTTCCGGCCTGCCTATATTTCCTGGCCTACGATATGAGTATGTTGCTAGAGCCATTAAAGCTAAAGTTATTTCCGGTTGAGGTCGATAAACATAAATAGCTGTATTTTGTGCCTGTTGTACGGCAGTAGTACCATTAATTCCACGAATAACCGTGATGGTATTATTGTCAACGTCTTTAGACGTAATATAGGCCATTTCGGAAGTTGTTGTATTACCAAAACGGATTAACTGTTGTAATTGAAATCTTGGCGTTAAACCTTGCTCATCCATCCCATCAACATCATTAACGGTGACTAATGTTGCAGATGAGCTTAACGGATTATCCTCTACCGTGTCTATTTGTTGCCAAGCCTGACTATATCTCTCGTTATATCCCCAAATTCCATAAGCCGAATTAGCTTGCTGAGGTGTGCCTGAAAATAAAAATACCGTCCTACTACTATCTGACCTTAACACAACACGATCATAAGGTGGATAATTGTAATCATCCCCAGTCATTAAAAAATAGTCATCTGAGGAAATAATCGTGTTACCATTCTGAGTTGTTAAGGTAATCATTTCTAGCAAATCATCGTCAAGAGCTAGCATTGAGAGATTTATGTACTGAGTAGGAATGTTTGGATAATTTCCAATGGCTGAACTATTGCCTTGTAAATAAAATCTGTAGGCTTCATTAGAATAAGTATAAGGATGATCGTAATAACGAGTTTGCAAACGAGGAAAGAAACGACGATTACAAAAGCTATCGAAAGTTCGAGAAGCTTGAATACAAAATCTCTGTATTTTTTGGTCATCTTTTGGATGAAAGTTTGCCTCTTCGGTAGAAGTTAGATATTCCTTAACTTCTTCCATCGTAGCATATACGCCATAATCAGCCATTTATTCCCCCTAGAGGAAATTACCGTTTGCCACGCTTAATAGAACGTGGTGAAATATCTTCGGGAATTAGAGCCTCTTCTGAGGTAAGTTTTGGTTCCTCAATTTTTGGAGGTTCTTCCAATTTGACATTTTTCTCAATAGTTGAGGCAAGATTATTCTTTACTAATATCACAACATAGTTATTCGGAAAGTCAACGACTTCTCCCGCCTTATATTCCTTGACTTTGACTTTCCCATTTCTGGTATTCTTAAAGTCGATATACTTTTCAGTTACTTCTATTTTTACTTTCATTTTATCTCCTTAAGGCAACATCATAACGCCAAGTGAATAGGTTATGCTGTCAGCATCGGCATGTGTCATTGTAACACGCCATATGCTAGGCAAAGGAAAATTAACAACTTGAGTAATAGCACCGCCAGCCGCAGCACTTTCAGGATAGATGAGATAACTATCTTTACCTATTCCGGTTACAGCAATGGCAGTTAACAATATCTCATAGCTATCACTAGCAGCGTCATACCATTCGACTGTCATAACTACGCTAGGAGTTGCCGCCGCAGCACTCACATCCAAAGTCAACAACATACCACGAACATTAGTATTTATGTCTACATTGTGATAAAGCTGGCTTGAATGAGTAGCAGTTCTGGCAGCACTAGCAAAGATTGTGAAATTACGTTGCATTTAAGTTAACCTTTGGGGAGAGTAGTAAATTCTACTCTCCCCAATTTTTATTATTTACCAGCAGCCCAATAAACAGTAGTTATTTCGCTAACATCACCTTCAGGAGCAATCCCAATGGTTACACTTGTGGCATTGCTGGAAACGACATAAACTGTCTGACTTAAAACTCCATCATAACCAGAAGTTAAAAGTACACTTGTAGGAGTGGTTCCTAAAGTGTGAGCAAAAAGAGTTCCGGTCACAACATCACTAACAGAACCGTATTTGAGAATTCCGGTAGCAGTAAGGGAAGCCAGATTAACAATAGTTCCATTCTGCAAATCAAGAGTTGAACCAGACCTAAATTCGTATTCACAGCCGCTTGCAGCAACTTGCAGCAATCCGCCTTGAGTGCCATAACAAGCTGTTTGCTGTGCATTTGCTGACATTAGCGCAAAACCAGAAAGCATAACAGCTAAAGCAGCAAATGAGATTACAAAAACATTCATTAGTTTAGTTTTCATAGTGATTAACCTGCAATCAAGGTGTGGAATGAGAAGTTAGCCGATTGAGTAACAGGCGCATGCCTTACATTCCATCCGATGAAGAAGATACAAGCGTAGTCATCTCCACCGGCAGCGCCAGCAACGTCAAGAGTAACATAACGATCTGTAGCAAGATTCATCTTAGCTACTTCAACTTCGATAACTCCCCATTGATTGTCATCGTCAGCCGCAATAGTAGCAGTAGCACTCGTAATGTTAGCCGTACTACCATCAACCGCTTCAGCCTGTTGCACTTGCAAAGTTAGCTCACTGTTCAAAGTACCAGCAGCAACTAAAAAGGCAAAGTGAGTAAAACTTGATACGTCAATATAACTTCCACTTGCCGGGAAATCGCCATCGACAAGCGCCGTATTAAAACTATTGACCTTCTCGACATACAAATTTTCATAAATGTTATTTCGCATTTTATATAGTCCTTATCCTAATTATTAAGCTGATACCAATTGAGCAGCCATTTGCCAAGGTGCAACTAACTGACCGCCAACACGCCATTTCAACTCAAACTGCAATGTATTTTGTCCCGGAAGGACGTCAAAACGTTGAACCGTCATTCCCAATCTATCCACAATCTGATAACCGTCAGGATTACCAAACAACAGAGGATAAGTACCAGCGGCAACAGTAGGCATAGATTGCTGTTCTAAAACTGGGAAACCTCTTAGAGTGTTAGGCAGACCAGAGGCATTATTACCACGCATTTCAGTCCACAGATAATTACCTTCATTATCTTGCAATTGAGCGATAATCTGATATGTTTGACGTTCAGCAATCCAAACAGCGCCAGATTTGTACTGGGAGGCAATACCGAACATAAGTGCAATCAAACCATTAAAAGTCAAGGTTGCAGCAGCACCACTATTGACAACAGTAACTCCGGCAGTAGGAGCTAAACCACCAATCAAAACACCTTGAGGCTTGCCTACACCATCGCCAGTTAAGAAAGCGTTATCCTCAGCAATCAACTTGGCATTGGCGAATTGTTCTGTCACGTAACTTGAAAGATTAAAGGCACTATCTTCTAACAAGTTTTTGGACATCGGGACAGTTGCCATAGCGGTATTAACCGGAATGCCTTCCAATCCCCAAGTCGGATTAGTTTCACTTACAGCCGCACTAGACGGAGTTTCATCAACCCAAGTAACACGAATTGCTGACGTATACTGATCGTCTCCCCCAGTAGCAACAGGAATTTGTACTCTGTCACGACTGGTATTCATTTGCATAGCTCGGCCACGCATAACCACCATTCCCGGTTTACGTTGGATAATCTTCTCAACATAATCAACAGGAACGGTATAACCACCAAGCGTATCAATCGCTTCAACCATAGTAGATTTCATAAAACTAACATCTACACCGGCAAGAATAGCAGATTTAACATAATCAGGAGTAAGGATAATCTTTCGTAGTAAATCCCATCCCTTTTGACTAATTTGGTGATCTCGACCGCGCATATAGAGATTAAATGCTTTAATCTGTTCCATACGGTCATTATCATAATCATTACCATAAAGGTCAGTAATTACAGCTTTAACCGCTGGCTCTAATTCACCATAACGAATATTTGAAACTGCTTTAGTCGTTGGATTATCTTGCTTTTCAGTAGGTACACTAACCATAGTGCCTTCATCCAATCCAAGATTAGGCATAGTAGCCGGAAGCTTGGCTTTAGACTTTTCAGCTAATTCAACTTCCAAACTCTTTACTTCACTTTCACTATCCTTGACACGCTCTTGAGCCAAAGTTTTTTGCTGTCGCAAAACTTCCATTTTAGCCTTGACAGATTCCAATTCTTCCACGTTAGCGGCTTTAGAACTTTCATCATACAAGCCATCAAACTTAACGTTAATATCTTGAAGTGCTTTCTTGGCGTTATTAAATCGCTGTTTAGCTTCCTCAAGAAGTCGTTTCAATTCATCCATTTCTAATATAACTCCTTGCTAATTTCTAATTGAATTTGTAGTTTTGTTTTTTCAAAAATAATGGTATCTAAGCCTAATGCTTTTAATGCCATTAGTTGATTTTCAGTTAACATTCTAGGTTCCATAGGTGAAACGGTCAGAGTATCACGCATAAGAGGCCATTTAATAATTCTTCCATCATTAGCCTTTTGAACTTCATCTGAGATAGCTTCAGTGGAATTTCCAATCATTCTATCTCTGATTAACGGTTCAATCATTTGAATATATTTATTGCGTCGATTGAGGATTCTTTCAACCCATGCGCCTTTATGGTCATACTTTACCGTACTCCAATCAACATAACCTAGAATATCATTTTTCTTAGGCGCTTCAGGATCATCGTCCTGGCGATGTTCCCAATCAATTGCTAATCTGCCAACAGCTTTTGTATATTCGCTTTCAAGTTCTGTTTCAGGCGTAAAATATTCGCCTAGTGAACCATCTTTATTTTTACGTCCTGTTAGATAGCCTTCAGCATCACGGCCATTCCATAAGACTATGTAATTACCGCAAATTAGATTATCCTCATCTTCTCTTAAGGCTTTTAGTGCATTTCCATCATTCAATTCTGATTTTTGCTCTTTCTCAAATGGACTAATGAGATTATCATCATTAAATTCTTTAGCCATTTTTTTGTAATATTTGTTAACCTGAGCTTTTACTTTTGCCTTATCCTCATCTGGAATATCGGCAGCGTTAACACCTCTGCCACCGGCTATGGCAAAAATAGCTCTCGGAATAGCAGTTAATTTTCCTTCTATCGGCATAGCGTATTGCAATTTGTAAGATGCTTTTACTTCTTTGTTTTCAGTGTCATGATACATAAAGGCTTTAGCATATTTATTCCAATCACCATTAGCCCATTCAAAAACTTTCTTTTCAG